CTTTCAAGTATTTTAACAATGCTTATTTTTGGTTTTTCTTACCATGAAATTGTTTACAAGTATCGTGGTGGACAAGATGCGAAAGATGGAACTCGCCGTTCTAAATTTTCAGATGGAAAAATTGGCTGGCGTAAATTTCCTATCCGCGCTCAAGAAACTTTATTTCGATGGGATATTGACGAAACTGGTGGAATTAACGGAATGGTTCAAGTTGACCCTTCTGGTGGTGGAATTCATTACATTCCAATTGAAAAGGCAATGCTATTTAGAACAAGCGTAAACAAAAATAATCCTGAAGGTCGCTCGATTCTTCGTAATGCTTATCGCCCATGGTATTTCAAAAAACGCATTGAAGAAATTGAAGCGATAGGAATTGAACGCGATTTGGCTGGATTGCCAGTTGCTTTCGTTCCACCTGAATATTTATCTGCTTCTGCTTCCGATGTTCAAAAAACCGTTCTTGCGTCTGTGCAACAAATTGTTACTTCTATTAAACGTAATGAACAAGAAGGCGTTGTATTTCCAACTTTTTATGACGATCACGGAAATAAACAATTTGATTTAACACTTTTATCTTCTGGCGGTTCACGTCAATTTGATACAGATAAAATCATTCAACGTTATGACCAAAGAATGTCAATGTCAATTCTTTCGGATTTTATTCTTTTAGGTTCTGACAAAGTAGGTTCCTACGCTCTTGGTTCTACGAAAATGGATTTGTGGTCAATGGCTGTAGATTCAATTGCAAAAAATATCGCTGAAGTAATTAACGCTTACGCAATTCCACGTTTAATGAAACTCAATGGTTTTGATACTTCTCGTTGCCCAAAACTTAATTATGGCGAGATAAATCATGTTGATCTAACTGAGATTGGCGATTTTGTGACTAAGTTGGCTCAAGCGGGAGTTTTGGTACCAGACACTAATCTTGAACATTACTTGCGCGATTTGGCTGGATTGCCAGAAGCCGACCACAGCGGAGCAAATTTTGGTATGCCACCTGTTAGTGGTACGCAACCAGATAAAAGTGCTTCAGAGCAACCTGCTGAACCAACAAAATCTTCTGAACCTGCACCAGAAGAAACGAAGGCAAAACCGAATGAAAAGAAGTAAATTATGGGTTTTGTTTTTAACCATGGTAAAGGCAAAAAACCAAAGGTTCCTTTAACTCCTGAAGAAGATTTATTGGCTCGCACATTACTTGATGCAATTCGTAATGTAACAAATAAAATATCTGTTGAAGAATTAACAAACATAATTTCTCAATTAGATGCACAAACATTGCAAAGGTTATTGGATACTCTTTCCATTAATCTTGATATTAACGCTATAAATAATGCTTTAATGCAAGCGGTTAATCTTGGTGGGGTTCAAGCAATTCAACAAATTTCACGCATTGCTCCTCTTCTTTCTTTGCCAGCATTTATGCCAAATCAGGTAGAAGTAATAAATACTGGCGCTTTAGCAAATATGGACTTTACTAAAATTCCTCGTTGGGCTTCTCATGCACCAGAAAAAATCAAATTTAATTTAAGTTTTAATAAAACTGACCCAAATTCTTTAGCGTTCGCTACAAATCGAGCGGGAGAATTAATTACAAGTATTGACGATATGACTCGTTTATCAATTAAAAACATTATTTCTGATTCTTTTGCTAGTCAAGTAAATCCACAAATTACAGCAAAAAGAATTAAAAACATTATTGGACTTCATCCACAATATGCAAATGCTGTTGTTGAATTTGAAAAACGTGAAACTGCACGTTTGATAAAATCTGGCGTGAACGAAACTAAAGCAATTTCAACTGCACAAACTTCGTCATCCGCTTATGCAAATAGATTATTAGAAGCCCGCGCTACAACTATTGCTAGAACAGAGATTCAAATTGCTCAAAACGTGGGAAGATATAACGGTTGGAAACAAGCATCCGAAGAAGGATATGTAGACCCTGCATCAGTTAAAACATGGATAACCGCACCTGATGAACGCACCTGTGATATTTGCGCTCCTCTCAATGGCGAAACTGTTCCGTGGCTCGGAACTTTTTCAATTGGATTGGAGCATCCAATTGTTCATCCTAATTGTCGTTGTGCCATGGTGATTTCTCCACCGAAAGTAAATGAATGAAAAACATAATTTATTTTGAATCTGGATTAAAACCAGTAATTAAATTTAATCCTAACCACGATGAAAAAGGGCAATTTTCTAGTGGACCTAACGATGGAACAGTAATTGATTCTATGCCTTATAAATTAAACCCAAATTTCAAAAAGCCTATTAGTTATAAAAAAAATTTATCTTCTGAAGAATATTTATTAGGAAATAAACAATTACAAGAGGTGGCAAAGTCGCCTATCGTAATAAAAGTCCATGGAGAAAAATTAAGAAAAATAGTTGAAGATGGTCGTTTCAAAAGTCTTGACGAATTACCTCCACCAACGGACCCATATTCTAAAATTTACATAGAAGGTCGAAACGATTTAGAAAAAGGTTTATGGGGATTACCACAAAATGCCCACAGTCCCATTTATGGATTTTTTAATAGCCCACTTCAACCTTCGGTGCATAATCAAACAGATCATTATGGCGATGTAACTATCACTTTGAAAGATGAAGTTGCTAAACGCGCAACTATTACGGCTGGTGATTCCGCTAATCATGGTTTAATTCCAGTTTTAGTAATAGATGCCCGAAAAAAAAATTTGAGTAATCAACAAGTAGATGGAGCATATAGAAGTAGAGCCTTTCAAAAAGGTTCAGAATTAGTTTCTCAAGTAATAAATTCTGTAAGATCAATTAAAGATATTGATTATTTTGAAGCGCAAATTCATGGTGGGGTTACGCTTAAAGATATTAAATCGGTACGATTAAAACGTTATTCAATAGTAGATTCGGCTACTATAGCAAGTCTTGAAGCAAATGGAATTGAGGTAATAAGGTCAAATGATAATAATTGATAACCCTGTTACTGGTAAGCGTGAAAGCCTTTCTCAAACCGAATTTAATAGTTACATGGCTCAAACAAATGGAGCAATCCTTGAATGGATTATTTCTACAGAAGAATTTAACAAATTTAATCCTAACCATGACAAAGCGGGTCGTTTTTCTACTGGCACAAATGGGGGAGGTGACCAGTCCACCCACGGTAATTGGGCTACTGGCTCTGTGCCAACCTCTATAACTACAACTACTAATGCAATCGGTCAAGAAATTCAAAAAATAACTTATGGGGATATTATTATTGAGCGTAATAAACCCGGTGAAATAAGAGATTCATCCGACCAAACTAGATTTATGTGGACATTTACGGCGGGAAGCGATGCGATGCGTACTGTTTCTTCTCAAATAATGGGTATTCCAAACCCAAGCACAGCACTTCAATTAGATGAATATACGAAAAAAACTTTACTTGAGGGAAAAGAATCTATAAATCCAACTCCGAGTGCCACAGAAAATAATTTTATATCAGGTAATTATGCAAGAAAGTATATTTCAGGCGCTTATACATTGATGGGAGATGTGCAAACATCTGAACCTCTACCGTTTCCTTTATACAGAGGAATATCAGTTCCTAATAGTTCTTCTTTACTACAATTAAAAGTAGGGGAAACTTTTGCTCTCCCCTTATCCTCTACTGCAAACTCTCAAGATGTAGCAGAAAGGTATTCTAGGAGATTTGGAGATAACCGTATTTCTCAATCATCTGTTGTATTCAAACTTGAAAATACAAGGGCGACAGCGATTCGTCATCAATCATCTGAGGGTGGAAATAGACTTGTATCAGAGTATGTAACTCAAGGAAAATATAAAGTGGAGTCAATAAGTCGGGGAACCGATATAAAGGGCGATGATTATACGCTGGTGACATTATCCCAAACGGATGTATTCAATATAGAAAAGGGCAATTATGAACCAACTACACCTTGACATTATAGATGCTTTTGCTGGTTCTATATTTGATGAAGAATTTAACAAATTTAATCCAAACCATGATGAAGTTGGAAGATTTGCAACTGGTTCTGGTGGTGGTGGTTCATCTACAGATTACCGAGGGCAACACCAACCAGCATTAGGAGTTGGCACCAACGGTGATACATACGGAGCATCTTTAGACGATGTTTCAAACGGAATTTATCCCGAGGATATTTACACCCCACAAGGGGTTAATTATTACGGAACAGGTTACAAAGCCTTAGACAAAAAGGCTCATTCCCTTATCATGGAACTTCGCGGAAAACCCGATGCCCCAGTCACTATTTATCGAGCCATTCCCAAAGATGCTACTAACGCAGTTATTAACACAGGCGATTGGGTGACAATTGTTAAGGAATATGCAGTCCAGCATGGACAAAGCAACCTCAACGATAATTACAAAATTCTTTCTAAGACTGTTAAAGCAAAAGAAATTTTTACTTCAGGGGATTCATGGTTGGAGTGGGGATATTCTCCTAGCGATATGCAAAAGTTCAATCCCAACCACGATGAGCGCGGAAGGTTCTCTTCAGGTACAGGTGTAGGTTCAGAGGTGGCACAGAGCATCCTAGAGCGCGTAAAAGCCAACGGTGGTCTTTCTGTCAAAGTGGTTTCTGGAAATGAGCCTACGAGCGGTTATATGGTCGCTAAAGGCACAACATTTGGGGCAACCGTATCGGCTTCAGAATTTTACGACCCGAATAAAGGACCCAAAATTCTTGCTGATTACGCAAAAAAACATAAATCTGACCTAATAAATGGTAAATATTACCTAGGTTTATGGCATAATACAGGGGATGGAAATGTGTATTTAGACGTTTCCGAAAACATCCAAAACAGAGAAACGGCTATCCATGCGGGACAATCCCGCGACCAAATTTCAATTTGGGATGTAACAAACTTTGCAGAAATACAAACAGGAGGTTCAGGTGTCACAAAACAAGGATTTGGAAGCGGTAGAATTGCCAACGAATTTATCGGAGATGACGGATTTGGAAATCGAAGAATGGGCGAAAACGATTTGGGGCAAGTTAAAAAAACCCGAGTAATTTATTTTGGCGCGGGCTTAAAACCCATTTTGAAATTCAACCCTTACCATGATGAATTGGGTAGATTCACAACTGGTTCAGGATATGCTCAAGGTGGATATACAGCGGAGCAGACTTACCGACAAAATCAAATGCGCGGTAAAGGTCCCGCTCACCATAATTTATTTAACATGATTCAAAATGGTGATATTGCAACACAAGCGGAAAAAGATAAAATATTTAATTCATTAAAACAAATTTATGAAGTCAAATCAAAAGGCATAACAAAAAGTGGAACAAAAACAACTGTTGAAATAAAATTAAATGATATGCGTACAAGCGCGGGAGAACTTAAAATAAAAGGAGATATTATTGACTCCAATACAAAACAGGTTATTGGGGGAATAGTAAGAACTTTTACTACTGATAATAATAATTTAATTAACGTAGAACACGACTATTTGGCAATTCATCATATTTTTCGAGAGGAATATAAAGGTTTTGGAGTTGGTAGAAAAGTAATCCATAATTCTGAGGCGTATTACGCCAATGCGGGAATTCACAAAATAACCGTTGGTACCGCGTGGGATGGCGCAAGAACGTGGGCAAGAGCAGGTTTTGACTGGAATCCAGATTATAAAAACACAAATTTTGGTGAATTATTAAAAATGGGAATCAATATGGGGTTTCACAACAACACTTCAAATGTTCCAAAACCAATTGTTAACCGTTACCACAGATTAATGAAAGCAATGTCACCCGATTATTTAATAAATAAAGTGACGGGTGAAACAAATGCTTCGTATTTAAGAAATAACTTGTCAGGCGTTAAATATCATCCTATGACCAACAAGAATTTTCCTATTCCAAATGATTTTGCAACCCTTGGTTACAAAAAAGGATTAAAAAATTGGGTAGGAAAAGAAATGACATACGATATGAGAATGAAATATCAAAAAATTGTAAATTCAGAAGGTTATAACATTAAAACCAAACCACCAACTGATCGAAACAAAGACAATCTTTTATTTACTGGTTCGCCTAGACAAAGACCAGTTTCTTAATAACAACTGTGGTATAATATACAATAACAAAAGGAGGGGAAATGGCTACAAGAGAAGAAAGACTTTTGGCTACTCAAAGACTTTACGATGAGTGGGCAGATACTACAGATGTGATGGATGGGGAATTGGCTTCAGATGAAGATGAAACAAAACTTCTTGACTCAATGGTTGATGAAGGTGCAATTGAACCTGAGTAAAAAAAAATAAACCAAAGTTAAAATTGGTTACGATATTATTAGTAAATGGCTGATAATAATTTAACTCCACCAGAGGGAGTTCAATCTTCTGCAAAAAGAGCGTTAAAATGGATTGCTGATGGTAAGGCTGGTGGAGGGTTTACTTCCGTTGGGCATACCAGAGCCACACAATTAGCAAACGGCGAAAGTATTTCATTTTCTACCATGAAACGAATGAAGTCTTTTTTTTCGCGTCACGAAGTAGACAAACAAGCCGAGGGTTTTAATGAAGGTGAAAAAGGTTTTCCATCACCCGGCAGAGTTGCTTGGGATGCTTGGGGAGGAAATGCTGGATTTGCTTGGGTAAAAGCAAAAGTTTCTGAAGTGGAAAATTCTATGAATAAAAGTGTTGATATTGCACCATTGTTAATTGAATTAGGTACTGATAAATTAATTTCGCTTCACGAACGTTTACATAAAAATGTTTTTAGCCCTGCCAATTTGGAAGTTCATCATTTAACAACTTCAGAAATGTTTAGGCGCGGAATTAAAATGCCAATTGATGATGAGTGGCAAGATGTTAGATTAGAAATTGATTATATTGAAGATGCTGATTTAGAATCTTTTGGCACCGCTTTGCCTCAAGTTTTAGTAGAAGATGTAATCAAAACAACTGGAACAAATATTGGTGATGTACGCCTAATCCTTACACCTTTTGGTTATGCAATGGAAATTGCTACTGTAGAAAAATTTAATTCTAATCACGATCAAGTAGGTCGTTTTGCAACTGGTTCAGGTGGTTCAGGTGGGTCAAGCGATAATTCTGCAAATTCAAGTGGCGGTTCTAAATTTAACAATTTAGCGGATGATTTAATTGCGGGAAAACCCGCACATATTGACGCAAAAGATGTTGGAAAATTTCTTGAAACCATGGCTAAACGTGGCGATAATCCAGACATTACAAAATTACAAGTAAACGGTCATACTCTTTTTGGAGGAGAAGGACTCGGAATTAAAAGAAAAGATATGCCACAAATTCCTATGGAAATGCGTAAACAATTTATTCAGGATATGGCTGATAAAGGAATCTCAACAGAATTAAAAAAAGTAAATGCGATGGACTTAAAACCAAGTCAATCAGAAATTTCTGCTACAAAAACTGCCAGACTTTATGAACATTTCAAACAAGATGGAATTCCAACAGATAAAGCAATTCTCGTTTCAAAAGATGGTTTTGTAGTTGACGGTCATCATCATTGGGCGGCCGCCGCGGCTATGGGATTAATGGGAAAACATAGCAAAATTCCAGTTATTGTTATGGATACAAATATTAAAGATGCGCTGACACAGGCTAAATCTTGGTCAGAATCACATGGTATTTTGGCTCAAGATTTGAATTCTGCTGAAATACCTTTTAAGAAATTATCAAATGAATCAGATTATTTTCTTAAATTTAATCCAAACCACGATCAAATAGGTCGTTTTGCAACTGGCTCGGGTGGCTCGGGTGGGTCAGTAAATTCTGTTCCTCCCATAACACCAGACGTTGCTCCGATTGCTGAACGCTCACCTCAAGCGGTTGCTGAAGCAAAAGCCTTGCGTGAAAAAGCACTTGCTGTTGAACCCATGGTTACAAAATTAATGGCTGATTTAGTTGCACAAAGTAACGGAAAACTTGAAGGTTTGCCTCATAGAATTAAAAGCACAGATTCTTTGGCTCGTAAAATTGATGCGGATGCAAAGAAAGAATTCAAAGGTGATGTTAAAAATGCCGCAAATTCTGTTTCGGATGCGGTTAGATACACGATGGTTGTCCCAGATAGTTCCTACACCAAAGGGTTAGATCAAACTTTAAGCACAATGGAAAAAGCAGGTTTCAAATTAAGAGTAAAAAATTTTTGGCAACCCGGCGACCCATATGACGGAACCAATATTAAGGCTTCAAAAGATGGTTTAACGATTGAACTTCAAGTTCACACCCCAACTTCTTTGAAAGTTAAAGAAACTGAATTACATACAATTTATGAACATTATCGTTCTTCAACAGATAACACAGTTCGCAGAAGTGCTTGGGACAAAATGGTAGAAATTGCAAAATCAATACCTAAACCATCTGATTATCAACATTTGTTAACAATAGGTACCCCGTCACTTCAACTGTTTGAAACTGCTCAACAGGCTGGTTTGGTATAACTAACCTTAGTTGATATACTAAAAATAAAAGGGAGATTAAAAATGAGATATTTTGTAAGAGTAGATGATGAAAACAAACCTGTAATGCTCTATAGGTTAAATCTTGACATTCCAAACAGCATTAGCGAAGAATCTTGGGATGATAACGAATGGAAAATTTCTGATCGAATTGTAGAAGCATTAGTTGAAGGTTCAATAGATTACGATGAAATTGACGAAAACATGGCTGAAAAACTTTATCCAAATGCTTTTGAGAAAATGACAAAATCAGTTGGGGTTTATGAAGTATCGAAAGCCGAAGATATAAAACGTTATACGCTCGGAGCAATGTATATCCCCGATAGTTTGGATGCTCATGCTGAATGGACTTCTGCCGATGAATTACAAAATGCGGTTTGGACATACGTTCGTTCTGGTGATCGTCAAATTCGTTTACAACACAATAAAGAAATTGTTGCGGGTGAATGGGTTGAAATTATGGCGTTCCCTTATCAACTTACTGTGCCAGTTCAACAAGCAGATGGTTCAAGTCAAACTCATACTTATCCACCAGATACGGTTTTTCTCGGTGTAATTTGGGAGCCTTGGGCTTGGGAACTCGTACAAAGCGGAAAAATTCTTGGATATTCAATTGGCGGTAAAGCCGAACGTTTATATGTTGATATGGAAGATGTTGAAAAAGATGAAGCAACGGCTACAACCGATGGTCCTTTAGCCTCTGACGTTCATGTTGATACAATAATGAATCAACAAAAGAAAAAGAAACTTCCAAAGATTTTGCAGGATACTTCAGTTCCCGTAGAAAAACCTGCGGATAACTCGTCAATGTGGGGATAAAATGCCTAAAGAAAAAAATGTTTCAACTGGCGATATTGTCACTTGGAATTCTTCGGGTGGAAGTGCCACGGGCAAAGTCGAGGAAATTAAACATGATGGTTCAATAAATGTTCCAGATTCAAAATTTACAATTGAAGCAACAGAAGATGACCCCGCCGTTTTAATAAGAATTTATAGGAATGGTAAAAAAACAGATACTTTAGTTGGGCATAAAATGTCCACTTTAAGAAAAAATATGTTAAAAGGTATGACTGATGGTGAACGTTTAGTTTTAGATAAATTGCGTAATCATCCGAACGGACCTCTTTCGACTAT